GGAAGAAATACGCAATTTGCGAGATGCAATACTAGCCGACACAGACTGGCGAGCTGTCAAAGATCGTACCATGTCGCAAGCCTGGAAGGACTATCGCCAAGCACTTCGAGATCTTCCGCAGGATTACGAGAACGCAAACGATGCGGCCGACAATTGGCCGACCCCGCCGGAGTGATGGTATGCCAAAACCCAAGCCGGACAATATCGTCAGGCACGAGATTGTCTTAGGACGATCAGAACGAGAGCTTCTAGATACAGCTACTACTGCTTACACTGCCAATCGCATAATGTCTCCATTATCTCAATTATTGTCAAGCAATGCAGGTTTGTTATTGGTGTCAGGTGTTTTGCTGGCATATCTAGAGAGATATTTACCCCCCGAATGGAAAGACATGGATGACAACCAGTTGTCTGATTGGTTTGACACTTCAAACATAGCATTAGGAACGGCTGGTTTTGGAATCGGTGGAATAATTGGCGCAATCTTTGGCGGTCCTATTGGCGCGGCTATTGGCGGTGGTATTGGCGCGGTCGGTGGTACTGCAGCAGCAGAAGTTGGAGAAGCAGCGTACGCTGATCCACAAGGCGGCATGCTAGGAATATATGGTGGCCCATTCGGACAATTAGTTGCGGCAGCTAGAATACTAGACATTACAATTGATCGCTTACAAGGTGAATAATATGGCTGACAAAATAGAATCTAACGGACTTTTGATTAAATTTGGGCCTCATACGGTGAAAATAATACTTGCATTGGCTGTCCTGGTTGCTGTCATAATGGGCGATTCTGGGGCAATTCCTGATTTTTGAGCGTAAATTATCGCCTCGATTGGGGGGTAAACAGGGTCATTTTGCCAATTCTTTGACCTAACATGTGCAGGAATTGACCTGATTTCCGCACATTAAGCATATTTCTCGAACTTGTAGCTCTTCGAGATCCCATGACACACCTTCCCAAATGTCCTCGCATTCCCAGGAAACACAATCAGTGTAATTGTCCAGCTCTGGATCAGCCTTCTCTTCTTCAAGATACCAATCAATAAATGAGTCAATGTACCAATAGGTAACACAATCTTTGATGAGTAAAAAGTCAGTCACACTAAACCTCTCCTTCTACAAGTTGCACAATAATAATCTGTTCGAGCTCCCCAATTGATGACTCGTTTATCGCATATATTACAGCGTTTGTAGCTCATAATTTACCCTCAAGATATTGTAGTGATCGAGCAATTGATTCTAGTGCTTTAATTTGCCTTACAAACAAGTTATGCGTTTCGTCCATTTTTCCATCTCCTTCTTCTGTACTCTCTAACTTTGTGTTCTAGGGTAATCATTCTATCATCTCACTTGCTCGTCTGAAGCTCTTTGTTGGTTTTCCTTTCAATGCCATTCTGTTTATTCTCTCCTGATCTAATGCGTGAAGGGGCATATAGGATGGTCTAGGCTCTACGATGGTTCGTTGATGCCTTCCGCGTTTTCCTGGCTTCCTGGCAATGACAGATCTATTCCGCTTGCCGCAGCCTAAACAGATCTTGTCGAGCCGCATAACCTGGTCTTCTACATTGTAAACCCAAATACGCCTGCATCTGATACAATGCCATAGGCCCCTTTTCATGCCTTGACGGAATTATGGGGGACTATAAGTACTCCCCACAATTCAATGGGGCGCAGTCCGCTTTGTATAGTTCCCCACAATTCCCGAAAGTATAGTGGGAGTTCACAAAAAATGATTAAGAACGGGGACACTCATAGGTGGGAGTGGTGGGACGCACCCGAAATCAAGATTAAGTGCGGTTGCCGGACGGACGAGGGTATGATGGAGACACTACTAATCGCGGGCGCGTGTATATTGACGATTTTTGCTGGATTTTGGCTACATTTGCGTTGGTCTATTCGGTTTATTGCTGAACAATTTGCAATTTTAGACGCAAAATTAGCCGAAGCGATCAAATCTACCGTAGAAAACTTGCCAATTGGCGATATTGAACCAGTAAATCCTATGCAAATGATGCTAATGCAAATAATTCAAGACAATATGGCAAAAAATCCAGCTAAAATTGTAAATCGTGATGATCAGGGATTATTTACGGCTGAAAGTGATTCTAAAAGTGAAAAATGATTATTAGCGAATTGTTTTACGAGTTGTGATTATGGCACGACGCAGAAAGGCAAGGAGACGACGCGGCCCAAAGCAATTTAGCATAATTAACGCAGTAGAAGCATACGCATACGCTAACTTGCTAACAGAAGGACTAGCTGGAACAAATCCAGTCAATTTCATTACAGGAGGATCAGACATCAAGGTTGGTACAGCAACCGTTTCTGGATCAACTGCAATGACTATCATGGGTGCTGAACAATTGACACTAACTGAAATGATTACAAATCCAGGTATTGCATTTGCTGGAATGCAAACTAATTTTATGAACAACTATCAATCAATGGCAGTTTCCGCGATCGGAATTGGAGTAGGATTCAAACTAGCTAAGAAATTACTACGCAGACCGATTTCTAATGTGAATCGCAACATAATGAAGCCACTTGGTATAGGAGTTAAGCTCTGAGGTGATCATGTATGGCAACAAACACAGTAACCGGAGTCTTGGTTTGCAGTGATGGAACTAACATCCCACTCAAAGCAGAGTTAGCAGAGGGTACAGAATCTGATCTAACTACTGACACAGTGTACACCGTCAGCGCCCAAAATGTCGGTGATTACGCACAGGGTCGAACAGTAACATCTGGATTGGTAACTTCAGATAACGGAATCGCATATGCCTACATTTTGCGCCAAGGTTTAGTGGCTGCAATCGTACCTGTCGGAATTAAAGGCGTTACAGCGTTTACCCCTGCTCTCTGCGCCCCATTTAGATTACAAGCTGGAGACAAAGTGAGAGTAATGAATAACACAGCTGCAGATAGAGAAGCTGCGCTTTGTGTGTACACTGCTCAAGGTGTATCGCGAATCTTTGTAGTCACTCCAACTGGCGGTGCTACAAACGAACTTGTAGATCTACAAACCTCAAACAGCATTGGAGACACTCTCCAAGGCCAAAGAATCTCAAAGGCATTCTTCACAAGTGTTGACGGTTCGAAGATTGAAACCCAGGGCGCATTTGTTGTTGATTCGCTTGGAAATGTTGTCGGTTCAGTATCAACTTCTGATCCTTCAAAATACCAGGCATTGTTCAGCTCATGTTCAATCCCTGTAGATCTAAACTTTAAGGCTCAATTCCTAACAAACGCATGATGGTGAGGGCATGAAGAAGTCAACAGAGCGAAAGCGCATCAAGCGCATGACAGCAGACACAAGAAGGCTATTTTTGCACGGATTAATTTCAAGCGCAAGCTTGGATAAAATCAACAGCGCATTGAAAGCCGCCGAGAAGAAACTATGAGGGATGCAAAATGCCCATAGAGGACTTTGAGGGAAATGTACCACCTATAGGCGGAGGGCATGGCTACAGGCCACCAGGACTTCCTCCAGCATACAAACCACCTGAGATTGTTGATCGTCCTCCAGTTGTATCTCCTGGTCAAGTAGTTCAAGCACCAGTTCAAGAGTTCAAACCAATTCCTGAAAATATGATTGGATTCTTTATGTTATTATTGGGGTTGTAGAATATGCCATTACCAGGAGCAGAGGCTAGAGAAGCTAGAGTCTACGCATTGTTGAAGGGTCAAACCCTAGAAGCTCTAACTGGACAACTAGCCGCAGGAGAGTTCCTACCCGAAGTAGGTAATCCAATTAGCGTTGAGGAACTAAACGAAGACGAACTTAGAAGACTAGTCCTGGTTAAATTAGCTGTAGAATCAGTTCGAGCAGACTGGCAGGGGTTGTTGAACTAATGCCTCTACCAGATGCAAAGCCAGATCGTAGGATTTACGAGCTACTAAAGACAGTAGATCTCGAGAATCTAACCTTTAGCGACTTTCAAGCGGTTGCGCAAACCATCTATGCCGAGCAGGGGGCAGAAGATGAACTGCGTAGGATTGTCTTGGTTAACCTGGCGCGACTTAGTGTAGCTGGCGAATGGACCGGATTGACAAGTGCCGGTGGTGGTGGCGGCGGTGTTGAGTTAGTAGGTACAGAGCTTGACAATCCGACCAGCTACAAGTATTGGAATTGTTCAGCAACACCACCATATGGTGTAGCTAGAGTTACCACATCAGCAAAGACAGATCAAAAAGGCGTTTTCTTTCCGTTTATTGCTTCTCAAAGCGGCGCATTGACCGCTATGCGATTAAGAATAAGCACGGCTCATTCTGGTGGCAATTTGTACGCGGGAATATACAGTTCACACGCAGATACAGGGATTCCCGAAACGCTTCAAGGATATGCAACATTCTCAACAACTTCAACAGGCACAATCACGCAAACCTCGTTTAGTGCTACAATCACATTAACCAGAGGCACAGTGTATTGGATGTATGTTAATGCCGACAATGGAACAACAGCGTCTAACGCGCAGTTTTACGCACAGAACGCACTCAACAACGGCCCTTCATCAACAGGCGGCCCTTACGACACCGTAACCAACACCGAAGGCGGTCATGGACTACGCTATGATTCAGCGTCAACAGGTGTACCTGCCGGATCTATTACAGCAACTGATTTAGAATCAAACGCAATTTTTACACCAACCTCAACGGGCTATTGGCCCACAATTTTACTTGCATGGACTTGATACAATGGATCGCACACATATTGTTTTTGATGGTGAAGAAATAATCAGTCAGACACAAGTCGATGTGTCGTGGGAAGAAATACGCAATTTGCGAGATGCAATACTAGCCGACACAGACTGGCGAGCTGTCAAAGATCGTACCATGTCGCAAGCCTGGAAGGACTATCGCCAAGCACTTCGAGATCTTCCGCAGGATTATT